GATGTTTTGGTTGCGTTTATTGTTAGCGTTAGCCTTTTATGTATGTGCTATTTGCCTCTACATTTGGCTTTAGAATATATTATTTGCTATTGGTAAAATAAAAAAGGGCATTTCTGCCCTTAGTTATTGGTGGATACATTTTTCTGAGGAACGCTATTCACCTATTTGAGTTTTCACTCAAATTCTTTTGAAGTTTGTTTGATATTAGTTGAGCATACCCAGCTATGTCAAGCCAATGATCAATCTCGTTATAATTGCCATTTGCTATACGCGCTATTTTAGTGCATATTAAATCTAGCGACTCATTCATATCTAAAGGCAGCCGATTTTCACCTTCCGCAATAATCGCCTTTAAACTTTGAGAAGTTTCAGCGACTTTTTGAAAATCTCCATGAATACTATCCCTATTTTTAATAATTTCATCAACTTTGCTCATTATTTCCTCCATTAAAATAATATATAGCCCTAAAACGCACGTTATAGCCTTTTAGGGTCAAATCCGTATAAGGTGGATACTTGGTCTGCCAATTTATAAAAAGCCTTGCCATGCGCATCCCAATGCTTATAACCTTTGTTGTAAAGAGTTAAATGGCACATTTCATGTAAAAGCGTCTCGCTTATGGTAGAAAAGTGCAAACAACGGCCTTTTGATATTTCTATTGTTAGTTCAGGGTCGCAATTAAAATAGCCATAAGCTGAAGGATCATTAATTATCCTCCATTTAATTTTTGAGGCTGTGGGTAATTCATATCGGTCAAAGGGAGGCATAAGTCTAAACGCTGAATAAAGGGCTGCAATGTATTTAGCGCTTAATAATGTCATTTTTAACCCTTCCAACTAACCCATTCTGATTTATCTGAATTTTCAAAAGATACATCCACATTCACAGGCATTGAGAATGTTATGCCATGATAAGGATGCGTTATCCATAAAGCTTGCCTTGGAGGTTCAAACCCAAAGTTATTGCTATAGGCATACTCACAATACCCTTTTAATGACCCATTTACAATAAGTCTTTCTAATTGTATTAGTTGGTGAAAATGGCCAATTATCATAGTATCGTATTCCATATCAATTTGGGCATTTCTAGACCTTTTTTTGTGGTCACCACGAATAATAGGCCCTAAAGCACCAATAACTCCATCACCGCCTCTAAATTGATCGCCATGAGTTAATAAGTATTTATGGTTATAAATAGCATATAAAGCGTCAGGGCCATCAGGAATATGAAACGATACTCGACTGTCAGTTTCAAAGTGCTTGGCTAAAAATTGATAGGTTAGCCAATCAAAAGAAGTAAAATTTCGACCCTTGTTTCTAATTTTATGGGTATTTCTACCATGATTGCCGCCTACACATGGCACAAATACTTTTCCAAAACGATCAGCAAGCGTTTCTATGCACCAAATTAATACACCGAATAAGTCTATAACCACAGGCATAATCTCGGCGTCATTGGTAGCCATCAATTCTTCATGGATGTCACCTGACACCATGTCACCTCCTAAAGCAAATACAATGCCTGGATACTTTGGATTGACCATGTGATTGTTTAATAGGTCAATAGCAACCTCAATCATTTTTTTAGCTCGTTTGTGAGCTATTTTCATATTGTATGAGTTGACATTATTAACTTGGTTAGGATCAACGTTTTCGCCCCAATGCCAATCTGAAGCAAACAACGTAGGAACGCCTGGAGCAGATTTACTTGCACCTGGTTTAATTAACCATGAAGGTGGTGACGGTTTCTTTTCCGACATTTTAAGAATTTTAGATTTAACGTAATTTTCACTTAATACGTCACGATTGAATGAAGCTATTTGGGCTTCTAGAGTTCTAATTTTATCTTTGAGTGCTACTTCAGGTGGGAGCTGTGTTTCAGGTGGTAATGCAGTAAACATATTTTGAAGTTTTGCTGCTTTCAATCTTCCCTGTAAACAAGCTCGTTTAATACCTAACAACTCTGCGGCTTTAGTTTCGCTGCCTGTTTTATTAAAAGCTTCAACCGCCTCCAACAATTGTTCTTTTCTTAATGGCATATATAAGTCCCAAATAAAAGTTCAAACATGAAAAAAATGCCGATCAAAAGACCGACACCTCCAAAAAACATTAAGCACTTTATTATAAAATCTATTACTTTGTCCATTGATTTTCCTTATGTTTTACTTCAATGAATTTAACATCTTTAAGTAAATTTGTTCGACCATCAAATATTAATCGAACATTGCATCCTCTTTTACGTTCTTTTGTATTGGAAGCAATAAAGCTTGCATAACCTTTTTTACCACGATAGACATAGTAATCTAATTCAATATTAGGCACTACTTCATCAGGTTGATATTTAGGTTTATTGACTAGGGCTTTAATGTCTATTTCACCATTAAGTTGTTTGGTATATAACTCAATATTGAGCATATTTTGTTTCCTCCACTTTGTAAAAAATCATGTGCGACCATTGAACAGTTTTTTTAAGTCTGAACCATGATTGAGGTTTTGAGATTGAATTATCGTGGAAATTAGTTGCGCCTTGGGAATAGTCAGGCTCTAACTTGTGCATAATGCGATATGCAAGATCAAGAAAGTAAGGTTTAATTTCCTTATGTTCAGGTGGTTTAACTTTTCCATACCAAGTGAATTGATATGGTTTTTTCATTTCATTACACACCTGTTGTGGATCAAAGTCAGCTCTTCGCATAAGAACGTAGCCAACTCCAATTTGTGCTTGTTTGCTTTCTAGATTGCTTTCCATGTAAATGGTTTGCGCTAGACAAAGCAAGGCTTGGTCGATCATAAATGACCCCCCCTGTGTTATTGCCAATGGGTATTATACCATTAGTCAAGTTATACTCGATTTTCCATGAGTTTGGTTTCATGTGCGACCTCTTCTAAAAAGGTTTTAATTTCTTGCTCCATGGAATCTATAAAAGCACCGTCACGCTGTAATCGAGCTAAAAAGTATCTACTTCCTTCAGGCATACGACTGTCGTAAGAAAAGAAATCTGTCCATTGAGCGCCTGTGCAAGACATTTGAGCCATCATTTGAATTTTATATTTAGTTGGTATTTCACCATCTTTTATATAAGACCAATGCGTAGCGCTGTTAGGATTTTTAATTTCTAATAAGTTATATGTGCCATCATTGTTTTTAATAATGCCGTCAGGCGATGCACCAAACCATTCAATTGTTTTATGTTTGACAAACGGAACTTCCTCAACAAAAGTTTTGGTAATGGTTTCGTATGCAGCTCGTGCCTTTGGCTCTTCTTCCTGGCCTCTAGTCATGGCTTCATTTTTATATGACTCTTCAATAACGCCTGTGACTCTTTGAATAGCCAGCTCAATTAAATAATTTTGTCGGCTAGCGCTTGGGCCTGTTTTAGTTTTGGCCATAATGTCTGCAACTCGTGAAGCTGTTACATGGCCTTTACGCAACTCTAACCATTCAGGTGTTCCTTGCAAGATAATGTCACTCATTGTTTGAACCCTCCAATTTATATTCAGCAACTACACAAACTTCTTTAAACTTATTCTTAACTTTTTTATTTGTGGTTGTTATGTCGTAACCTTTTTTGCGTAAGTTAAAAACGGTATCGGCTAATCTATATATGCCTAATTGAGTCCATGCTTTTAATGGATCAATCTTGCCATGCTTTTCTAAATACTCCGTTAAACGTTCTTGCTGATTCATACTATGCCTCCAATTCATTTTTACGATCAGTTAAATAAGTCTTTAATTTTGCTAAAGACGGCTTGTCAAACTTTGTTGATGCTTCTTTGTAGATACCCATTAATTCATCAATAGATTCTGCTTTATTGATTTCTTTAATAACATCTTCAATATCATCTTGTGAAGCTGGTTCAATTTGAGGTAAATCTTCGCCAGCGTAAATATAAAGACCAATACCATGCAAAGCGATTGCTTTAGCTAAACAACGTTGCATAGCAGTATTAACTGCCATAGCGTCAGGATTAACTACAGCTTTATTCTTGTAATCTAATACAGGAAGTTGAGCTGTCATTGTTTTACCAAAAGCTGTTACAGAACAAAACACCATTAAAGTATCGCCAAACTGTTTAGGCTCTTTATATTCCCAGGTTGCTTGTGGATCATTAGTTAATAACTGATCTACTGCCCATGCCCATGAAAGATAAGTTAAGTT